CCGGGTCAGATTTTTTTATTTCTTAGAGCTCTAAAATCTTATGTAGATAAATTTCAAGCTAAAAATGTTTATTGCACATGGGATAAGAAATTAGAATGGCCTTCAACTAATTTTCGTAAAGAGGCTACTACCGTACAATATAAAGCTGGTCGGGATGATGAAAAATTTAAAGATGTGTTTGATTCTTTAGATAAAATAATTGATTTAATATCTTTGCTTGGAGTTAAGAATTTGTATCCTAAACGAATGGAAGCTGATGATGTAATGGCATATCTTTCACGTGAACTAGAAGGCACGAATGTAATTATAACTACAGATAAAGATTTATTACAAACTATAAATGAAAGAACTGTTGTATATAATCCTATTAAAAAGAAAGAAATTAATTTAAAAAACTTCGAGGAGTATACAGGAGTGAAAAAAGAATATTATTTATCTTATAGATCAGTTACAGGAGATAAGTCTGACAATATACAAGGATTTCCGAGATTTGGGCTTAAAAGATTTCTTAAATTAGAGCATAATGAACCTAGTAAAACTAATGAAGATATTTTATTGAAAGGATCTTCTATTACAGAAGAACAATTTGAAATATATAAGCGCAACTGGGAATTAATGGATCTCAAAATAGGTTACTTATATTATGATGATGAAGTTCCTGCGTATGTAAGACAAATAGAAAACTTAACTTTACATACAAGTAACTTTACAAAATTTATAGAAGAAGCTAAAAAATTAGATATGTGGTCTATAGTTCGTAATGATACATCATGGAGAGAAACCTTTAATAGTAATGAAAATGTACTAAATATTATTAACAAAGCAATTAAAAATGTCACACTATCCTAATCAACTTAGAAGTATCGTCGCTCCGTCTGGGGCCACAGCACGACCAGTAATAAGAGAAGTAAGACTGGGAAATGAAATACGAACCGAAGCTCATTATACAGACCCTAAGACTGGTCAGTTTATAACTAAAATACCAGTGTCTGTTCGTAAAGTAGATGATAAATGAAATAATTCCTGAAGGATATGTAGCGGAGAAATTTTATCAATACGCTGGATATCCAAAGTATAAAAAATTCACTAACGTATATGAAGCTGGTTGTCCTATTTGTCGAGAAGGGAAATCTTGGGGTAAAAAAAGACGATTGTATTATGTAGTTAAAGATAATTATATCTTTTGTCATAACTGTGGTTGGGCTGGTTCTCCTGTGAAATGGATACAAGAAGTAACCGGTAAAAATTATCTTGAAATTATCGAGGAATGTAAATCCTTTAGTACGTTTATAGTACCTACCGAACAAAAGAATAAAGATACAGAAGAAAAGGTTCCGCCGTCATTACCAGGAGATTGTATTAATTTATATGATAAATCTCAATACAGTTTCTACATTAATGAACCAATGGTTAAACATGCCGTTGATATATGTAAAGAACGTAAATTGTTTACTGCCGTAAATAAACCAAAATCTTTATGGTTTTGCCGAAACGACTTCGTACATAAAAATCGAATCATAATACCGTTTTACGAAAATAAAAATATTGTTTTTTATCAGTCTCGTAAATTAGAAGGAAATAAAAAAGATACAAAACCAAAATACCTATCTAAGATTGGATCTGATAAGACTGTTTTTAATATTAATAATATAAACGACGATTTAGGTTATATGTTTATATTTGAAGGTCCTATAGATAGCTTTTTTGTAAAAAATGGGGTAGCGGTTGGTGGTATAAGCAAAGGTAGATCTTGTTTTACAAAACGCCAAGAACAACAATTACAACAAAAACCATTTCATAAACGAATATGGGTATTAGATAATCAGTATCAAGATCAAACTGCTAAAGAAAAAACTCACTCTTTATTGAGTATGGGAGAGAGTTGTTTTATATGGCCAGATGAATTAAAAAACTTTAAAGACTTCAACGACATATGTCAAAAAATAAACCGTGACAAAATATCATCACGGTTTATAATTAGTAATAGTTATAACGAACTTAAGGGAAAGTTGTTATTATCTAGAATATAAATTATTCTCCCCAACCTTCTGGTCGCGAACTAGCATTCATTCCCCTTCTACGACGGCGCCTTCTCCATTTCGCGTCAAGTTCTTCTTTTTTCGCTTTAGCGGCGGCATCGCTTGATAAGGCAGGTTTTTCTTTTTTAGCTTTCTTTTTAAGAGCGGCTTTTTCAGCAGCCTCTTTTTCAGCCTTTTCTTTTGCTGCTTTAGCATCAGCTTCTTCCGTAGTAGTAACGGCTTCTTCTTCTTTGGATTTATCGTCAAATAGTCCCATGGTTTTATATTATTTATGTTTTTCTAAGTAAAGGTTTTTGAAAATTTGATTTAGACTAGCCAACCTTTCACAGACGTCTAGAATTTCTGACTTTGTAGCATCTGAAATTCCATCAAAAATTGTCCCTATTTTGTTGTCAGTTCTTAATACACCTAATACGCTATCTGTACCGCCGTTTAAATATTGCAAAATTTCATCAATGTTTGCCGTCCAGTCTTGTAAAAGAGCTAATTCTCTTGCCGTATTCGGTTGATTATCTTGTACATCTTCAAGATCACCAGCGGTGCTAGGGTCATCTAAAGTATTCGCGAGGGCCTCTTGATCATCACCAGGATTCGCGTCAATCGCTGGTACTTCATCTTCTGTAAGTAAAGATAAAAATTTATTTTCAAACTTTCCCATGTAAGTATTTATTAAATACTTATGATGAAAGGCATACTTTTCGAAGATTTATATAAGTACACCAACAAGTACTGGAAAGACGTAAAGGCTCGTCATGTACGACCTACTACTAAAACTCTTGCAGATATTGCCCAAGCAAGTCCTGAAACCTATAATAAAATAAAAGCGGATTTAGTACCGTTTCCTGGAGACCACGTCGTCGAGCAGTTAGGGGCCGCGTTTAAAAACGTATCAGACGCGACTTATTTATTAAATCAACTCTTTGAAAACCCTTCAGTTAAGTCAGAGGAAAAAACTCAAAAAAATGTAAATTTTAAGTTGCAAAAAATTCAGGATCTTATAAAATCTATTACAGACGATTTAGATCGTGATGGTACAAATGATTCGTAGTTTATTATTATTATTAACAATATCTTGTTGTGTAGGTGGTTTATATCTCTTCTTTACAGATGGTGGTTATTGGGATTTTTTAAAAGGATTTATCCTCGCAATTAGCGTTCAATTACTTTTCTTTTTTGCATATAATAATCTCTTACGATATATTGCTAGACTAAAATTAACCACCGAAGCTTTAAAACTAGCTCAATTAGCAGAAAAAAATAAAATGCTTATAGAGTGTCAAGGCTGTAAAGAGACAAATAGTGTAGATATTGACTTAACAACTGAAAATAACTTCACATGTATTCATTGTAATGCCGAAAATAAAATTAATATAGAATTTACAACTGTTTTACCTACAAATATAATTTATGATAAATAATCAAGACGACTCGAAATTAGCGAGATGGATCTGCTTATATGAGGCTGTGAATATTATCTCAGAGAAAGCAGAGAATATGGGATATGAAAAAGAATGTTTAAAACCAATTCCTATTTCGAAATATATAAATGAAAGATTTCCTTCTGTACTTAAAGATATAGAATATGAAAACAGACAGCTTCAATACGAGAATCAATAATAATCCCCATACACATCATCATTATCTCCATAATTAAAATAGGCAGCTTGTTCTGTGTCTAAATCATTAATGTAATCAGTTTCTATAGCAGTAAGAGGACCAACTCCTGAAGTATCAGTAACTTGTGTGGAGTTGGTTTCTGCATTTAAACCAGGTAGGAAAGCGTGATCATTTCTACGCGCTCTCAGTTTAAAAACATAATGACCTTGTAACTGATTTATCTCGTTAATACTTTGATCTAATCTTTCTGTTATTTCAAATATTTTACCTGCACCTAATGGGCGATCAATACTGCCATATTCAGTTAATTGAAATACATCTCCTGCTTTAGGTAAAGTAGATTCTGCATCAGAAAAATATGTAGATAAATTTTGTTGGTATGTATCTATATCAATAATAGCAGTCAACTCATCATCTGACATTAAACCATATTGAGAGTATACCATGGAACCATCTGTCAAATCAATTAACATTACAAATGTAGCTTTTGGGTGATACCCTTGATGAGTATTCTCTCCGTACATTTTATCTGTGGCGCTTAATTCATAATTTCGTACGTAATAGTCGATCTGCGTACCATACAAACGAACCTGTTCTTTCCACCATCCTTTAAATGTCTGATTTCTTTCATTAACAGAATTAAGCTTTTTATTAAAACGGTCTGTATTTTCAGCACCTTCAAGATACCTAACAGCGCTAATTGATGTGGTCAGAAAAGCTGGCATTATTTTTTAATATAATATTTTGAATCTTGTATAAACATTACTATTCCTGTATTACCAAGATTACGGGTTTTTCTTTCTTCTAAATCTGTAATATTAAAAATATTTTTAATTATATTAACCTCATTCATTGTTAATGAGAAAGGACCACCAGATTCTAAATCTTTAAGTCTTTTCAATACATTAGGATAATTAGGGTTTGTTTTATGAGATTTAGCTACCAAATTCATATGTGTACGTCCAGTAGCTCCAGTACTGCCTTGCATATGTCTTTTATTCAAAACATTCCGACCCGGTTCTGGACTCTTAAGAAACTCTAAAAATATTTCTTTGAACATATATAATTATTTAATAAAAAAGCCTCCTACATTACTGCAGGAGGCTCTTTAAAGGTTATTTTAAGTTATTATGCCTTTTTACCGGCTGCCTTGTGATGTCCTGGTTTCTTACCTTCACCAGTATCTTTACCTGTTGACTCTTCGTCGGTAACACTAGCATCTCCAGTACCAGAAGACTTACCACCTAAACTATCAGCAGCAGGCTCAGTTACTTCTCCACCACCGCTTGATGGATCAATACCTGGCTTAGAACCGTCTTTAGTGTGAGTTGTTTCTTCTTCGGTGACTTCTGCGCTTTCGTGAGCACCGGCTTCAAGAGGATCTGGCTCGTCGCCAAGTTCTTCTTCACCTTCTTCATCATCACCGCCTACTTGATCAAGAATCGATTTCAGACAATCGACGTCGGCTCGGGACAATGTTACTGTGAC